AACTACCTGACTGGGCATCAAGCAACCGCTATGTCAATCGGGCCGCTGCGCCGGTTGTAATCGGTCAAGGCCTCCACGATCTTGTCCCCCAAACTGGCTTCGGCCACTGCCGCGTTCACGGTGATATTGAATACCTGACCACGAGCCGCCAGGGCTTCCATTGAAAACAGGTCACCTGAATACGACGAATCGAAGCCACCGGTGGAAAAGTCCCCGCCGCCCATACCTGCCCGGGGCAATCGCGGCGCGGCTCCGCCTCCGGGCGGCGTTGGGGGAGGTGGTGGTGGTGTCACACCAGGGATAATGGGGAATTGCATACCCAATTCGGCCAAATGCGATGGCGGCCCCGCAAGACCACCACGCGCTGGTTTAGTTTCATTGGGATTGCCAAATGGATACAAATTGAATTTGCCTAAATCCAATGGTGCGAGAGTGCTGAACGGATCGCCCGGCAACAGGAAGTTGAATGCTTTGTTGATGTAATTTACGGCAGCTACCGCGCTGTTGGCAAACCATTCCAATACATCGGCTCCAATTTGTGCAAAGTCAATGACACGGGCCAAAAGCTTCTTAAACGCTTCCCCGCCGTTGTCTGCCAACAAACCAATGGTCAAACCAACTGTCGTTGCAGCCGTGCCGACCAATCCCATTCGGCTTGCCATCGTTGCGAAACTTGCACCAGTAACACCATTGGAAGCGGTCAACAATCCATTGGCGATTCGAACTGCTGCCGTCGTGGCCGTATAAATTTTCATCGCGGTATTGGCAACCAATACGGCCGTTGCCAGCGAACCGAACGCAATCAACAATTTCACGACCAAATCACTGTTTTGTTGGACCCATTCCGCCAACTTTTGTAGTTTCGGCAACAGTTGCTCGAGGATTGGCAGGAATGCGGCACCAATCGCTTCTTTGGTTTCCCCGATGGTCAACGACAATCGTTTCATGCGGCCTTCGGCTGATTCGGCAGCTACCGTCGCGGCCCCGCCCACGGTGGCGCTCAATGCCTGCATAATTTCGTCCAGGGATGCACCATCGGTAATCAAACCGCGCACTGCAGGAACCATGTTGCCCAAGGCTTTTGTGTTGCCTGTATATGCCTTGGCCAATGCGTCGGTAGCAGCTCCAAGATCGGTGCCGGTCGCCGCTGAAATGTCCAAAGCCATGTTCAAGAGTTTTTGGCTGTAGGTCAGGTCGCCGGTGGTTTGCACCAAAGTGGACAAGGCCGGGCGTAGTTCGTCATCGGCAACAGCTGCCGACATCATGGTTTTTTCAATGTATTGTTCGGCAACTTTGACGTTTGCTTTGCCTTCTAACGTGTTTTTTTCGATGGCTTTGGCCAACAACTGTTGGGCTTTGGCATCCTGTATGGCGGCTTTGGTCGCATCCCCGATTGCTACGGCAACACCGGCCAGTGCGGCAGCGGCCGGAATGGCGGCCTTCTGCAGGGCGAACTTGGCTTTAGCGCCAGCGCCCTCAAGCTGCTTGAACTCGGCAATGGCCTTGCTGATGCCTTTGCCATCGAATTCGGAAATGATTGGGATTGTTACGGCCATTAGCGCACCAGCCTACGGTTCGTCGCATCGGTGATTTTGTCAGTCACAATCTGCAGGTTCTGGTTGACCTGTTCGGCGTGGCGTTCGTAGCTCGGCCACATGAGGCGCGACGGTGCTCCGTACAGCGACGACAAGGCCGATGCCAATCGGTTGGCGTTACCGCGGCCTGCCATGTCAAAGATTGTGCCCGCGGGGCTTTTCATCGTGACACTGAATACGGCAAGGCTGTTGCCGCGCCTGCGATTACTGAACCGGGCGATAATGGATTTGCTGACAGCGTTACGGTTCCACGGCAGGAGTGCGCCCGCTTTCCAATTACGTGCAAAACCAGACAGCGGCAATTCCGACACCTGCGCTCGAGCATCCTTCACAATCGGATCTACGATCTGCTTGAAGTCGCGTTTGATTTCCTTCGCCAATTCAGGTTCCATGCGCTGCAATTCGCGCAACGTTTCCTTCACACCAACGACGGTCACGGTTGTGTTAGCGGCCACGCTTGTCCCTCTGTTTCTTTGCCAGCAATTGCAACGTCGCCAAATCGTCCAAGTCGAACTCGACGTTGGCGGGCCAGTAGCCGGTAGCCAACAGCAGCTCCGCTAACTGTCTGCGGATGCTGCCGGTGCCGTAGGGTTTGGTTGCGCGACCTCAACCACGCTGAAGTCGTCAACCGACTGCAACCAAGTGTCGTAATCCCGGCCCTCACGTTTCTGCGCCTGCAGTGCGTGCCACGCCATATACATCAGGTCGTCAATGCCGATGCCGCCTTGCAGGTCGGATGCGCGGCGCTTGAACTTGCGTTCCCACGCGGCCGCAGTCGCAATCGATGTGGTGACCGTTTCCTCAACCTGCTGTCCGGCTGGTGTCTTGAACGACACCGAAATGGTCAATTTCACGGCACGATATCTTCGACGAGGCTTCCACCGGTCAGAGTGATTTCAATTTCGCTGAGCTCGCCAAGGGTGGCGTTGAGCACGTCCACCGATTCAAGGTATGCGCCGCTGATCTGGAATTCGGGGTTGGTGCCGCTGATTGCAACACCGTTCTGCGGTTTGCAGGCCACGTAGCAACGTGCACCGACCAGGCCGGTGAGATCGATGTACGTGCCGGGGGTGGTGCTGTATTCCATCAGCAATGTGGCGGTGACGGTCACGTTGGTGAGGCCACCTGTGAACTGGCGGCCAGTGTCACCAAAGCTTGACATATCGAGCGACTCGCGAGTCTTGGTGATGACCACCGACTTGCACTGGTCCGTCAAATCCTTGACGGTTGCCAACGAGGCACCAATCTGAAACGTCGGGCTGGCGAGGTATGTGGTTGCAACGGCCATGTAGCGGTTCTCCTGTCGATGGAGGCTCGCTGCAAGCCTGTGGGCATTCTAGTAGGTCTATGGGCTTACTTTGGTGCGTATGGTGAGCTCGTAGGCGGGATACGTTGCGCCGCCGTAGTCAACGGTCGTCGGCCTGGCATCGGTCAAACCGATTTGCGCGGTACGCACCAGGTCGGCCAAATCCAGCAGCTGATCGAGCGTCCGGTTGTCGCCCACGCCCTGCCCGACGATGACCACACGGAACTCCATGTCGGCAACCACGTTGGTCACCACCTGGATGACTGGTGCCTCGACGATGGCGCAAGGCACGTTGATATTGCGCGGGTCATTGAACACCGTTAGCCCGGTCAATGTCGAGAGCTTGCTAACGAGCTGGTCGTAGCCCTTCTTGAAAAGGCTTTCGGCCATCAGGCAACCTGCGGCTTACCGACACCCAGCAGGCGCAGTATCTGACCGTAGTTGCCGGTGACGGGGCCACCGGTGGCCAGCGGGTCGAAGCTGGCAAACGCTTCAGCCGATCCACGCTCACGGTAAAGAATCGCGGCGTACTGCACGACAGCCAGCTTGCAATCCAAGCTGGGCACGGTGCTGGGCGAATCCCAATACCCGGCTTCCTGCCTGCGCCTAAAAGCAAAGGCGTTGGCTGCGCCCAATGCCATCGTGGCAACGTCCAGGTCACCCTGGGCTGTGCTGAACGTGAAACCTAGGTAATCCTGCAGGTCGGTCAACGCGGCCCACGTGCACGTAATCGAGTACGTCAACGTGCCGGTGGTAGCTGTGCGCTCCACATCGGCCGTGGTCAACGCAAACTGCACCTGCTTGGGGATGATGATTGCTTCGTCGTACTCGTAGTCGCCCTGCTCCGACACCCCGGTGAAGTAATACACCGGTAGCGCCGTGATGATGTGCGAACCGTTGAACGGTGCACCCATACCGGCAAGGGTGATGGACTGTCCGACCTCGAAGTTGATTGGCTCCAAGACTTGGACTGTGGCCACGTTTGCCACGACCTGTTTATGGGTGATGGTGTGAGTGGCCACAGTCGCAGTCGCTTGGAGGAGGCGAACTTACTGGATCAGGTCCAGTTGAATTTGCGGAACTTCTGATTGTCAATCATCAGAGTCGCAAAATAGCCACGGAACTTGATGATGCGCGACAGCGAACCATCGGTGGCTTCAACCTGGAGTGCACCCTTCTGCTGTTCGAAAATCTCGAAGCCGGACGGGTCACCGACAATCACCGTGTCATCCGCAAAGTTGCGGTCAACAACGACCGTGAGGCCGAACGCGGTTGCACCGGTGGCCGCTGGCGACATGGTGCCGAAAGCGTTCATCGGGCCGACCTGCGGGAATAGCGGGCGCTTGCTCGAGTCCACGAGGAGACCAATCGAGCGCCACATATTCGGCGCGAGGAACAGGTGCGTCGGCAGGTTGCCGTTGCTGTCCTTCAGAATGTCCTCGGCGCAGAGGTAGATGGCCTTGACCCATTCCTCGGGCTTGGCAATGTCGGCTGCGGCGATGCTCTGCGTTTGGTTGGAACCAGTCACAAGTGCGTCGGCCGCCACGTTGTCGGTCTCGTTGGCGTAAATCTTCGCCATGTCATCGATCAGGAGTGACAAGACTGCGGGCTCCGTCCAGTCCATGTCCTCCTCGGACAGCTTGACGTAGCCACCGTAAACACCCTTGGTCACGTTGTTGTTGGAAACAACGAACGTGCCGGAGTCGAGCGCGACGTTTTCGCCATTGCTGGCACCAATCGTCGTGTGGGTCGTGACCTTCGGGCGGCGGAACACCTTGCCGCCACCGGGCATTCCACGGACGCCGATTGCATCAACGACCGGGCGCAAGCCACGGAAGTTGTCGTACACCGGTCCGACGATCGGCTCCGGCAAGATGCCAGGCGTGTCGGTCGTGATGACGTCCGGGGCAGCGGCCTTGATGTTGGCAAGGAACTGCTGAGCCTCGGCACCGCCGCGGATGAGCTTGCTGACGTACTCGCCAACGCTCGGCAACTTGAATTCCTTGCGGGCCTGGGCAAACACCGGCGCAGCAGGAGCAGCGGCGGGAACCTCAGCGACAGCTGCGGCGGTCTCGATCTTGTCGGTCATTGGTTGTAGCTCCGTTTCCTCTGGCTTGTGTTCGGTCGCTGCAACCTCTGTAATCGTAGCACCCTTGAACGCAGGTGCCGTGACTAGCGACAACTCTACCCAATCCCCGCGCGAAATTACCATCACGCCCTGATCGTCGTAGCTGAAATCAATCGGGTTGACACCTACGGACACGGCATCAATGGCCTGGTCCTTGATGAGCTCAATCATGTCGTTGCCCTCGGATGTGGCGCTGATTCGGGCCGTGAACATCATGCCCTTTTCGGTGTCCAGGCGGCTGGTCACGATGCCGACCGGCTGCGTGTCGTCGTGATATTTCAACAGCTTGGGCTTCTTGCCGTTGACCGGCAGACTGCCGCGCTCGAACCGGACGCGGGTGCCATCCGAAACCGTGGCAACCGCACCCCAGGGCACGGCCACACCTGAAATCGTGCGGGGCGTTTCGCCTTCCTCGGCAACGATGAATGTGTCGGATGCGCTGAGCTTGATCATGATTCCTCACTCTCGGATTCGTCCTCTGGTAGTGCCCGGCCAGGTGCAGCGTTGTCCTGGCCGGGCACTTCATTTGCTTCCTCCAAGTAGTAATCCACGTCCAGGTAGATGTACCTGCCGCGTGGGGTAACGCTGTTCATTGACAAAGTTTGCTCGATGCATTCAATGAACGGTTTGGCACCGAATAGGTACAGGTCCTGTCGGGCCTGCAGGGCATTGGCGTAGGTCATGCCGCCACCGGTCGGAGCTCCGACCAGGTAGGGCGGGATATTGGCAACGCGGGCCATTTCCAGCGCCTGGTAGGTCCGTGCCTCGGTCAACTGCAGCTTGGAGGGATCCATGTAGGACTCCTTCCAATCGACGTACTGGTTGAGTGCGGCAATGGCGTTGCCTTCGCGGGCGCGCGCGAAGCCGGCTGCCAGTTCGGCCAATTCCTCGGCGCTCAACGGCTCGCCCTCGGTCTGCTTCAGCACACCAGCAGGTGTCTGGTTACGGGCGAAACGCTCGGCGCTGGTGTCCAGATTGATGTTCGTGCGAATGGCCCTCGAGCCCATGCTCAGCAAGCCCTGAATCGGGCTGATGAACTGCACCACGTCCTCGGGGTTGAGCTTGAAACCGTTGAACGTAATGTCTTTGGATGCACCGAAATAGATCGGGCCTGCCTGGTCACGGGTCTGCACATCGGCGGCAGGGATCCACGTAAAGCTGGCCGGAAAGCCGTTGCCGAACCGGCTGGTAACCACCCAGAATGCGCGACCGTAAAAAATCAGGTCATCGACGGTCCACGACATGATGAACGAACGTGTGACGTTGGGATCGGGTTGGTGGAACCACGTGTCGTCGGGCAAATCCATGTCCTCGTAGTCGTCGTTCACCCATTGCTTGGCGTATTGACGGATTGGCAAGCACGAAATCATGCCGCA